CTAATCTACCAGTCCCTCCACTTCTGAACAGTTCTGTGAGTTTCGCTAATGTATCAATAGTTTCAAAGTTAGCATTTAACACTACATCGGTTTCACTTGCATTTAAAACATCGTTGGTTTCCACGATTACTTTAAATCTGACTTTGCCTTCATCGGTTTTGTCGGTTAGGTCTAAATCGAATGAGTAATCGTTTAATTGACTATTCCAAACAACTGGAATTGTTTTATTATCGTAGAGTACAGACAGTTTAGTAGTATACTCACCAACCAAATCACCATTCGGTTTATAATCGGTTAATGTACCTAATTGTACTGTATTGACTTCACCAACAGTTAATTGTTGGTTACATTGGAATTGGAAATCAGTTTTTAATAATTTTACAAATAAATAACCTATATCATTATTAGGATATTCAGATTCCCTAATAAAATTATAACCTTGATTTAATAAGTTACTTGTAGACTGTATAATATTGTAACCAACATATCTATATAAAATAGTTTGAGGCGATTTTAACTGTTTTAAGGTTAATTCAATATTATCTTCTACCAACCTACCCACTATATTTGGACTTTCAGCATCAAAAATTCCCATATACAAATAAACCACCGGTTTTGACCAAATAGGAATATAGTCAAAATAAGCCGTATTTCCAACAATTCTTGGATGACTCCCTGATGTCGAAGATATCCTCATAAAACCTGCTTTTGCAAACAAAGAATTATCTACTTTAACAACCCATTTAAAATAATTTACATTCGGACTTTTCTCTTTTGTTACAGTTACAAAATCAACTTTAACATTCTCAAATTCAGCAGTACCATCTGGGTCAATTAATGAAGTATCCAACTCATACCACCAAAAACCTTGATTATCAAACACTGTACCATTCACATCCTCAACAGTATTGAAACTCATTCTACCTCCTCCACATCACCAATAACACTATGAAACCTAAAACGGCGAGACTTAACCATTACAGTAAAATACTCATCATCTTCCGTAACAGTAGACAAAGCATTCCAAAAATCAATCTCCTCCCTTTCAGTTTCATCAAAAAAACTTCGCAACTGCGAAACAATATCCTCATCACTGTAAAACTCACTAATCATCAACAACACCACCAACAATACGATGAATTTCACTATCCAATACAAACTTCCGAGTTAATATCTCAAAAACAGTATCATTCATCTCAGACATATAACCATAATCAGTAATATACGGATTGTCAGAAGTCAAGGTATTCTCAGATGCATCAAAGCCCTCCACATATGAGTACAAGACCAAGTCAAACACACTATCCAAATACTCCGGAGTCAAATACTCCAACTTCTCCTGAACAATCCGAGTACGATAATCCTCATCACTTTCACCTAACTGTCTGACAACACCATAATCCCTGCCATGCAAATCCAACCAAGCACCAGTAGCAGACTGCAAGAACAATTGCTCATAGAAATCCTGAACATCACGATTATCAAACCATTCACCAACAGTCAGGTCTAGAACTTTCCGTAAAGGATTGCGAGGGTCTTTCAACTTACTATGCTCTGGCAGTAAATCCACCAGAGCATTCATGAAATCAGACATACTATACCACCGTTTGATTAAAAGTAACAGTACCGAGTTTCAAAACACCATCAGATGCCGGAACAATCTCACTGATGACATCACCATCATACAAGACTTCAACACTGACAACATCTGCGAAGACTTCAAACAAAGAATACAACATATCCTTAGTCACCGCTTCGTCAATGTTCAAACCAGTATACTCCATCTCCCAAGCAGAACCACCATCAAAGAATATCTGAATAACATCCTGTAACATCTCACTATCCAGTTCCGCAACAACACCGAGATTAACAGTCAAATCAACAGTAGTGTAAACCGGACGGTCAACAGTGAAAGTATGACCCAAGACAACACTGTTAACATTGCTGAATTCAGCTAAAACATCCAACAGGACACTGTCCGGTGTAGGTTTCACATCACCATTAACAAGCACTTTACGAGTATAAGTATTATCACTGACCAGTTTAACATCGTGAACACCTTCAACATCACCGCCCAATGCAGTGTAGTAACCAACAGTACCGAAACCATCAGCACGAACATTACCCAGTAACCTTTCACGGTAATCCTCATCATCTTCATAATCAGTTCCGCCCTCAAATGCTTCCGAATTATTAACACTAACCAAATCAGTATCAATACCAGTTTCAGTAATAACAGTCAAAGTACCTGACGGAATATTACCATCAACACCCTCAGTCAAACATTCACAGACCACCTCACCAGTCAAATCACCGGCAAAAATAGTCAAATCATCCAAAGTCACAAACTCCAACTCATTCACATTATCCTCCAATAATGTCTGAGCAGGAATTACATAATCATAATCCTGAGCGGTGCTTAAAGTAAACTGAGCCATACCAGTACTGACATTGCCTAAAATACGAGGCAAGTTAATAAAAGGATTAGCACCAATCCTATCCAAATAACTACCATAACTTAACTCAATAAACGGCAGTTTTCCAGCCTCATTCTCATCTTCCAATATCGCATAACTCATAACCGCAACCGCTTCCAACAAGTTTCTAATCTCAGAACCCTCATTAAAATCAGTCAGTTTAGTTTCACCGACTTCTCTTTTCAATTCATAATAACCAATCATCTGCAAAACAAGATTAGATAAATTAACCTCTTCACCGATGATATTACGGAATGTTACTTCCTCAATCGCCATAATTATTCATCCTCCACCAATTCAACACCATTTTCACTTAACACATAATTCAGTTCATTCACGATCGTACCATTGATAAGTTTAATCCTGATCACTACGGTATCAGTTGATTTACCATATTCAAGTTCACTTTCAAACTCATTTATTCTTGGGTCTTCGCTTAATGTTAAATCCAGTTCGACTTTCATCAAGTCCAAAGTGGTTTGTCTTCTTCTCCAACCGAAGAATTGGAGGAAGAATGAACCGTAGTCATAGTAGAATAGGTCTAAACTGTCTTGGAATGTGTTTAGTCTGTTCATTATCGCTTGTGCGATGTTATTGTCATATTCGGCTAATTCTATGTCGCCGTCTTTAAAATTAAAATGGGAGTTGATGTCAACTCCGTAATCATAATTGATTGCTTCTGTCATTGCAACACCTTATTTTATCTTAGTTCCTCTGTTACTCCCGCCTTTGTATCCGTAAACCTTATTGAATGGTTTGTTACATAACTGTCCGTTTGCAGCAGAACAATCAGTCCACCAGTACTTTCCATTAATCGTCATACGGACAATATAATGTTCGGTAGTGTACATAATAGTTGATTTAATCCCTGCACAGTTATGCATAGCACATAAGATATTCGCACCGTCCGCACAGTTCAGATAATGTGATTTGTAAGCTTTTTCATAATTCTTAGGATTTCCGTTAGTTTTTTGTGCATCGTAGTATTTACTCCAATGGGTAACTCTTTTGAATTCAGCATCAATCAGTTTGGCTCTCTTTAACAAATCAGTAGTGTCTCCACAGACTTTGGAAACCCAGTTAGTGACCCATTGACCCCACCAACCATTTTTATATTTCGTTTTTCCAGTGGAAACTGCATTTGTAGTTTTCTTTGTACTGCTTGTTGTTTTAGCTTTCGTAGATGAAACAGTCTTATTCACCGCATCTTCATAAGCCTTAGTCAAAGCACGATAACCATCAGTAAACTCTTTTGTCGTGGAAGCAAAAGCATTCAAGTCTAATGACATCTCTGCTTTGCCTTTCACATCAACATCAATTGTGCAACCTTCAATGTACCAACGAGTCTTTGAGTAACCACCATATCTTGTTTCAGATGAATTCAAAGCCTTTGCAATAGTCTCCCAATTCTCTAATGAAAAATCAGAGGGGAAATCCATAAATAGAAACTGATTAGTATGCACATTCTTCAAAGCCGGATTCCCTAATGGTATCTTGACTTTCGCAGTCAGATAATCCCTTGCATGCTCAGTGATTAAATCCTTAGCCTTCATTCTTCTTTCAGCTGTTGTCATTTCACATACCCCTTCATTTTCAAGTATCCTCCAGCTTTAAACTGATTGTATGCTTCGGTCGGAGTTGTTCCACAACAGTAACAGACCTTAGAATGATATTTGACATACCATTTGTGCAAGTCTTCAATCAGCACTCCGCTTTTCGCTCCACTGTAATTGTCATCATAGGCTTTCGGTACACGGTATCCTCTGAAATCACCATGTCGCTTATACCACATACCTTTCTTATTGTAGGTTCCTGTTTTACTTGTCCAACCTTTACTGTCGAACATTTGCACCAAACGAACGCCATACTTTTCGTGTTTGCCTTTCAACCAACCAGTAACAGGTTCGTCAATTGTCTTCGGGTCAACCCCATTATAGATAGTCAAGTTCACAGCATACTTACTGGACAGAATATCGTAGGATTTCGAATGTGTTCCTGCACCAGTTCCCAAATCAGTTACACTCCAACCATCAGCTTTGAGTTTCTTGATTATTCCGCTTTTAAAACCAGAACTTCCTCCTTTGTCTTCGGATACGATTATCCGTTTCTTTTTATTGTTGAAAGGATTACCATTCTTACCAGATGCAGATGTTGTTGTATTCTTAGAAGATGTTACTGCTTTTGTGGTTGAACTTCCACTTGAAGATTGAGAGGGATTGGATGTTGAAGTTGTGTTGCTTCCAAAAAATTGGCGTAAATCCAAACCAATTATTGAAGTGGCTCGGTATCCCCACCCCGTCGAAGTCCCGCTGCTCGGATTAACTACGACTTTGGTTATGGCATTAGTAATGTCAAATCCAAATTGTCTTTCAGATGTTTCTGCTACTTCCAAATGTAAGCCAGTATTTTTCCAGTCATTGATATTGATAGGTTCTATCTGCAATAATCCTTTTGAACTGAAATAGACATCAACATAAGCTTGAGCATGAGCAATTTGTCTGATAGTTTCTATGACTGGTTGGTTTCGACTAATTATCTTCGGTTTCTGCAACATCATATTCAAGGCAACTGGATTGCCCATATAGGAACCGGCATATTTCCATGAAGCCCTTAAACCTGACCACATCACACCATACCATTCTTTGATTTCATCAGTGATTTTTACAGATATAGGAACATCGTTACTTGTCATTAGTGATTTGAGTATCCTGTGATTAGTCACATTCCCTGCATAAACTCCCGCTAACTTTGAAATATACTGTCTTGACATATCTTGACATTTGTAAGTGTATGTGCCGTCCTTGTTTTCAGTGTAATCGTCATCAAGGATAATTCCGATGAAGTTTTCATGCTTAGTGGAAACTATTCTGACAAGGACTCTTCCACCAGTTAAATCAATGTTCATCGGTGAAGTGAAACTTGCGGTTTTTACACGGAAATCAGTTTCTTTGATTTGGTATTTGGTAAATGGAACTCTTGTCCATTTATCCGCATACTTTTCATCATATCCTCCATACATCTTATGGGACTCACTCATTGTGGCGATGTAGATTTGATAGTCATCAACCTTAGTCAAATTAGTTCCTGCCATCAAATCACTCCTTGACCATCGCATTCAAAGTCTTAGTATCCATTTTTCCGTTAGCAGTCAACTTATACTTTTTCTTGAAATCAGTCTGAAACTTCTTAACAGCCTTTTTAGTAGCATTACCATACCAACCATCAACCGCTAAATTACCTTTGCCTTTCTTATTCAAGTATTTCTGCAAAGTCTTAACACATGAAGTAACCTTTTTAGTCTTTGAATACTTCATCTGCGAAACCTTACACTTCTTCAACTGCGAATTCAAGGAAGCAGACTGTTTAGCCTTAGAGGTCGAGTTCTTTTTAGTAGTACTGTTTTTCTTTTTCTGCTGTTTCTTATTATAAGCATTAATCGCCTTAGTCGCACCCTTAGAAGTCTTAACATACTTAGACTCAACAACATCAGTATATTTAGTGAACTCCAACTCCCATAAAGAATAACCACTCTTATAATTCTGAGTACGATGCGGATTCTTAGTAATAATATAAGCACCATTCGGAATCAAAGCCTCATTATTATCAGAAGTCAAAGTAACCACTAACATGCTCCGGATAATCCAATCCAATAAATCAACCACATTCAAAGTAGTCGGATAATCAAAATGGTCAACCCAAACAGCAGCACCATTAGGACCCTGCTGACTCAAAGACGGTTTAAACCTAGATGTCCATGTTCCAACGAATGTATCATCATCATGCACTAATATAGTGATATTATACCTGTCACCTTTACCGGAAGCATTAACAAACTGCTTCTGACCTTTCGACAAATCAGTAACCTTAATATTCACATCAGGAGTCATCTCAACATTATCATCCATCACAACCCTTAAAGGAATTGCATTATCAATCCTATAAGTGTGTTCAGAATCAGTATATGATTTATCCCTTGGAATTAAATTAATAAAAGCCATAATCTATACACTCCTACCGGCAGTTCTGTTATTCCAGTTCATTTCACTTCTAATCCTGTCAACAAAGTACTGTAATCTGTCCTCATTGTCAATATCACCATTGATGACTATATTGATTTCCTGAGTATTGCCTTGACTTTCAGCAAGTCTTTGAATAGATCCATTCGCAAATTCACCTTTCATTTCACCAAAGTCAAGATTCATTTCAGGTTTGCCGAAACTGCTGACAGCATCTTTCGCCAAAGTACCTAAATTTTTGACAAGGCTCTGGCCTTCAATAGGCACTCTTCTTCCCATCTCGGAAACTTCCCAAAGCAATGTCCTCTGCATGATACCAGGGGAATGTGTATCCAATCCGTTAAGGAAGTTCTGCCATGCATTGGTCGCAGCCTGCCACATGATTTCACCAATTCTACCTGCAAAGTTCAATGCATCACTTATCATTCCTTCAAGTTCCGCTTTCAGTTTACCTGCTAAACCGGATATTCCGCTTGCAAAGTTGCTGACTGCATTTCTCGCAGCATTCATCATATTTGATGCTAATTGTCCTGCGAATGAAAGAACTCTGCTGATAATGTTCATCAAAGTTGATGCAACTGTTGCAGGTAACGATGCAAAGAAACCGATGAAGGACATTATGCTCGCCCATATCTGAGTTATTGTTGAAACTACTGTTGACCATATCATAGATGCTGTTGAAACGATTGTAGCCCATAATGTCATAATATAGGATTGCAATGTAGTTATTGCAGTTATCAAAGTTCCCCAAATCAATTGACCGACGAACAACAATGATTGACCGAAACTTTCAAGTGCGCCTATGATTGTACCGGAGATTAATTCGCCGATTGATGTCAAGAATTCCCATAATCCAGTCAGAGTATTTTGTAATTCTCCAAGCCAGTAAATCGCACCAGAGTAAATCCATTGACCTAATGCTACAAACGATTGACCTAAACCATCAATCGCAGCACGGACTTGTTCGTTATTGAAATATAAGTAACCTAAAATTGCCACCAATGCTCCGATTGCAAGGATTAGTATTCCGATTGGATTTGCATCCATTGCTATATTCAAAGCCCATTGTGCTGCTGCGGCAGCATATTCAGCAACAGTGGAAGCAATTAATGCAGCTTTCTCAGCAACCCACATTGCTGCGGATTTCAATGCATTGTAACCAGTCAGCAATACACTTTTTGCAAGTTGACCTAAACTGATAACAGCATTTTTGATTGCACTCCCAGTAGTAACCAGCAATTCCTTCCCGAAACTGGCTATTCCTAATATTGCTGACTTCGCAGAGGAAGCAACACTCATCAATCCAGTTTTAAGACCACTTAATCTGGAAACAAATTGTGCAATTTTACCCCCTTCACCAAATAAATTAATTAATTTAGTAAAAGGAGACAATGCGAAACCGATAAATTTAGTTACAGCTTGAATTCCAAGTCCCACAGTAGTTAAACCGGCAGACAATCCAATACCTGCACCGATTACTCCTTGAATAGGTTCAGGCAGACTATGAAATGCGCCTGCTAAAATGTTAATCAAATCAGCGGCAGTCTGAATTGCAGGAATCAAAGTAGGCAGTAAAGCTTCCCCAACAACACGGAAGAAATAATCCTTAGACCTCTGTAATTCCTCGTTCAAATGTTCATAACTGTTCTTATAGTTCTCAGTAACATCTGCACCATACTTCATATTCAAAGCGGAAGACAATACTGCCGCCCTACTGTTTTCATCCAAAGCTTGAGATGCTTTACTGGCTTCACCAGCGGAAACTCCCATTGCTTTTCCTAAATCATCAAGACTTAATCCGAAATTTTTCAGTTGTTTTTTGCCCGCCATTCCTGATAAGACCATTGTCTGAAAGGCACTGTCTAAGTTTTCAATAGGTATTTGTGTCTGAAACGCTGCTTTGCTGATTCCCTCGAAACTGTCTTCCAATACTTGCTGATTTGTGATTCCGACATTTCCCATGTTGATAAGGTGTTGTCTTACTGCACCTGCACCCCTTCCGGTTTCTTCCGCCATTGATGAAATCATGGAGCCGTAGGTGCTTTGTGCCTGTTCGGCAGTCATACTGGTATTGCTTAGTGCATATCCTAATCTCACCATTGAATCCTCATAGTTTCCAGCAGCATTTGCCATTGTTGTGTAACCTGAAACTATTTGTCCGGATAATTCTGCACCTGCCATCGCATCGACCATACTTAATGATTCATTTGCACTTTGGATTTCGTCATTTAATCCACTAAAACTGCTTTGTGCATTGCTTGCACTGTCTGCAAGGTTATCTACGCCGGAATTATCAATGTTGGAAGCACTGTTTGAAACTTCATCTGCACTGGTGCTTGTATCGTCAAGGCTACTGCTTGCGTCATCTGCACTGCTTGCAAGGTTGTCAACTCCACTCGCATCTATTTCGGTGGAACTGTTAAGGTCATCTAAACTGCTCTGTGCATCTCCTGCCGATGTTTGTAATTCATTGAGTTTTGCAGATAAATCTTCAATTTCGGAGGAGTCGGCAAAGGCATTTACTTTAATATTTAATTCTTTATCTGCCATAATATCAATCCACCACTAAAAATGCTTTGTTTTTCAAATTATGTTTTCTTTGATTGTTTTTCATAATGATTATTGCATTCCGTTGCAACACTGTTAAATTAGACATATCCCCATTGTTGAAACGGTATCCGGCAATAAACATTATTGTAATGTGTTTTAATTTGCCATGGTCAAGGTCTAAAACCCCATCATGTCCTCAATCATATTCTGCTGATTGACTTCAACACTTTCAGCCAAATCAACTCC